AAGATAGATATTAGTTGCTGCATCAAGAGACAAAGCATCAGATGCAGTAATGGTTTGCTGTGTTGTATTCAGTTGGAAACTCAGCTGTTCATTAACCGTATTCCCTTGCATATATACAGTATCACCAGTCGGTCTAAGATAGATATCATTAACAGCTGAAATAGTAACGTTACTGTCAGCTGAGAAAACGCTATGCATGGTACTAGCTACCTGAACATTCAGATTGAGCTCACCGTCCTCGTTACCGCTTCCGTCGTCTAGAACCCTCGCGGAGACACTTGCAAAGGCCACATCAAATCCCGCGGTTTGTCTTGCATGGAACTCGACGGACCCGATATGCATGGGAGTCGTTGGACTCGGATTGTTATTATAGATCTCTAGATAAGAAGGTTTCGATGTGTTTGCCGCTGTTGTAGGATTTTCAAATCTAAATTTTGCTCGAGTAGAAGCACCCTCTTCGGATTGAAGATATAGTCTATCATACGATTTAAGGTAGGAAATGCCTGAATTTAGGTCAAGGCCTGTATAGAGGGTTCCGTTCCTCCCGGACTTGAGCTCCAGCTGTCCGTCTTCGGTGCCGGCTGAAACATCTACAGCAGATCCTTCTATTCTGGAATATGTAATACGTGCACCATTTGTGTTTTCGCCCTCAAAATTAACGTCGGCCAATACTGCATCGTCGCTGAGGGTAGTATCTGTATTCATAAGACCCAGTGAAACAGGTCTGCTGGTGGTATCAGAAGTATCGTCTGATAACCTAAATGATCCATTAGTACTTCTTAAATTACCAGGGTAAATCGGAGCAGGACCATTTAAAGTTATTTGGTCGTAAACTAATTTCTCAATAAATTCGTCTCTAAGCTCTGCAGAGTCAATGTCAATGTATACTGTCTGTGCGGAACCATTCAGGCTAAAGTTACCGCCAGTCTTTAGACCGTTTCTTGGAGAGATGGTAATAGTACTATTACTTACACTACCAGTACCCATAGCAGTAACATGACCATAAGAGTCCATGGTTACATCTTGAATAAATGTACCACCGCTATTATTCTGTGAAGCTGCACCAACTTTTGGGTGATAAATCGTTAAAACATCATTCGCTGACCAATCACTACTAATAAAACCATCACCCTTGATTTTAAAAGTATCGCCAGATGTAATAGTATAGGTATCTCCAGCACTATCTGCTGCTGTCCAACTTACATAGTTGTCAAATGCAGGGTTGCTACCAGCTGTGACGTGACCTTTTGCATCGACTGTAACAGATCCATATGTGCCCGCGGACACACCAGAGTTATTATGAGAGATATTACCAGTTGAACTATTAAAACTAATTGGTGCCGTAGCATCTATCCAGTTCGCCGTAGCTATTCGGCTTAGGGTATTACCAGAATCTGTTGCAGAGACCCAATATCCTTGATCTTCGTCCCAAAGTAGTTGAACATTAGTTCGAGATCCCCGTTCGATCTCAATACCAGCATCTTGGCCAGCGGCAGGCACGCCAGTGGCATTATCATTTAGTACGATTATATTATCATCAATTGTAACTGTTTCGGTGTTAATATAGGTAGTAGTACCAGTAACAGTAAAGTTTCCAACAACTTCCATATCACCGTTGACGGTAGTAGAGTCTAGCGTTGTTAGACCGTCTACATTAAGATTACCAGTGGCACTGAGATTACCAGTTGAAGAAATATCTGTAGCGGTTATATCCGCAAAGTCTGCATTGTGATTGTCAATCGCGATCTTCCAGAAAGAATCCGTCCCGGCATGAATATATCCTATTTCCAATAATCAGACTGTTCGTTCCAACGAATAACTGCAGAGTCTGCTGTATCTCTGTCTATTCCTATACCTGGTCTATTAGAATTATCAATAGCGATTCCGGAATTTAAGACTATTTCAGAACCAGCGATGTTTGTTTGCCCAGTTGTAGTAAACAGACCATTGACTTCGAAATCGCCTTTTACCGTTAGGTTTTGACCTACCCTTAGATTATTTTCGATATTAGCAGAATCGTCTACAAATAGATCTCGTTTAATATACGTTCTTCCGACAGAGTCAACAGTGAATTCGCCCTGTCCTACATTAAACGTTTTACCGTCATAAGTTAGGCCTGCATTATCCTCAAGCTCGCCGCTTGCACCAGCAATTACAATACGATTGTCCGTAAGATCTTCGACCTTAGCACTGGCTAGAGCTGCAGATGTTCCAATATCAATATTGGAAACTGCAAGAGTATCCGTGGTTGTGTTATATGTTAGGTCGGCATCATCGGCAATCTCATCGCCCGATCCAACTATAACAATTCTTCCGTTTGTAAGGTCAGTAACTTTTAGGGTACCAATAGTTGCGCTATCTGCTGCCAACTCATCTGCGTTTACGGTTCCATCAAAGTAACCATTCAACCATTGCTTAGTGCCAGAACCTAAGGATCTTTTATTACCTTCAGAAGGCACAATGTCTGTATCTACTTGACCATTAATAGAAACTGTATCAGTAGATGCATTACCAAGGTCAACGTTACCATCTGCTGTGAAGTTTCCTCCAACATCTAAGTTACCAGTGATATCAGCATTAGCGGTGATGGTAGCAGAGTCTGCTTCAAGACCAGTAGTGTTAATACCAGTCGCACCAATGTCAATAGAAGTATTACCTACTGAAAGGGAAGTGCCGTCAAATGTGAAGTTAGCGTCATCCTCAAGCTCGCCGCTTGCACCAGCAATGGTAACTCTATTATTAGTTAAGTCCGTAACCTTTAATGTACCAATAGTGGCACTGTCAGCTGCAAGTTCGTCTGCATTTACAGTACCATCAAAATAACCATGACGGAATTCTTTAGAATTACTACCAATGTCATGCTGATTATCTGTTCCCGGTACAATGTGTGAACCGATTTCAGCATTAAAGATAACGGTGTCGCTATCTTGTAATCCGTCGCCTAGATTAATATTACCATCGGTACCTGCAGAAATAGCTGTTGTCCCATCGACTACTAAATTACCATGAACAGTTAAATTGGTATCAATGTCTACATTACCATTAACGTTTAGGTCAGTGTCAATGTTAACGGTACCCTTAATGTGATTTGTAGCATTACTATCAGATACATAGATCTTAGGTGTAGAAAGCTGGGTATCATTAATGGAATCTAAGCGCCCATCTAACTCTTGAATTGCGCCTGATACCGTACCGGCGGATGTTCCCATGATATAGGCATCAATTTCACCGAGCTCTGCATCGTGTTCATTAATGGCTTCTGTTATATTTCTTTCAGTGGTTGTAAGGGTAGATACGTCACCAACTGAGTCTAAGAGTTGGTTAATTCTTAGCCTCTGGGTATTCAGTGTATCTGCTAAAGTTATATTAGGTATTTTTGAATTAGCCATTTCTACCGTTCTCTAATAGTTGCTGCAGCATTGCTTTTATTTCTTGGACGTCAGATTTCAATTCATCGATTTCTTCACGTTCTTTTCTTTTCTCATCAATTAGTATTTTCTGTCGCCTTGCCTTGTTCTTATTTATATTCATTATCATGCCAGTCTTCTCATCTCTTACAAAATCTGAGTGACCTTTTATCGGTACATATCTTTCCATTAGTATGTCGTCAAAGATCTGATGTTATAAAGAGCCGGGGGTCTAGCCTGATTTGTTGTAGACATAGTAATCTTTAATTGATACTGGTCGAATGAAGGGAGATCGAACACGTTGAACTCATATTCTTTTACATCATTAACGTCATTAGATTGAGCGATTTCACTATAGTTTGCACCAAGCTTTGTAACGTTAGTCTTACTAAACTCTACCCAATTCTTATCATAGATATCTCCGTCTTCTTGGTTATTAGTTCTATACCAAAGAGAGAAATCGGCACCAACTGGTCTCCAGGCTTCTATTAATACAACCAGTGATGTTGCCGAATATCTTAAGCTGTATGGGATAGTAATATGTTTAGCCGGAATCGTGCCACCATCAGGCTGTGTTTCAGCTACGTAATCAAATGTATTAATATAGCTTGAATCTCCCCCATCTACTAAGAACTGGCCTACATTTATAGATGCATCGTCTATTCTAATATAAGGTGCGGCATATGGATTTTCAGTAGTTAAATTAACTTCTAGAGTAGTAGAAGCCTCTCCTGATAGCTGTAGGATTTCCTGGTTGCTATCTGCTATCACCATTGGATTAACAAACTCCACGGACTGATTTATTGGGAGCCTAATATTACTTCTAGACTGGTATGCGGTTTCTGTACCACCGAATGACTTAGTAGTAGTAAAGTCTCCAGTCATGAATGTTTTGGTCTGGGCCGGTGAATAATATGGAATGTTTGTTTCTAATAAGTTAATATTATATTGCTCGGTTGCTGATAGCCCACGACCCCCAGCTCTAATGGAAGCTGTTGCTGCAGAATCCATCTCAAATGAATAACCCCAGACATCGGCCTGAGTAATCGTTCTTACGCCTAGAATACTACTACCTAACACACCGTTGATCGTATCGTTAGCAGAGAAGCTAAGATTGTCATCAGTGAAAATCTCTACCTTATCGCCAGGCTGGTAACCGTGTGCCGGATGAATTACAGATAGAGAAGAATCCCCTGCTGTAAAGACTAGAGGATCAAATGTGTAGGCTTTCGGGTCATCTATGACAACTGATTCGGATAATCTTTTTGGTGCGGGCAAGTTATTTTTTAAGACAATAACGTTATTGGTGTCGGTTACAAACTTGGCCCTGTAGAGTTTAAAGGATAAATCTTTTGTCTGATCCGCTGTCCACACGCTACCATTCGAAGAAGAGTAAAATGCACCGGAGCTTACACTTGTTTTAGGCGCATACACTTCCGTGGAGTTTCCTGAATTTAATGTATAATCTAAGTCTTTAGAAGTATAAATCTGATATTTACCTCTAGCGGCAGAAGTATAAAGACAGATTGCAATTACACTTTTAGCCGGAACGAATATGGGTTCAGGGAAAGTAAACTTATATTCAGTAGCATCAGAAAAGGTTGTACTAGGTGTACAGCCAGCAGTTGTGATATCACTAGGAGTAGCTACAGTTAAAGATCCACCGATTCGTTGAGACGGGGAAGGCGAAAACGTATCTAGTGTAGGTCTTAGCTCTAATGTAATTGGCAAAGTAGCATCAATAGACGCGAAATATATACCAATACTTGTAATAACCGAATCTTCACTTATAACCACTGTTTGAGCTAGTGGATTTATATTATTTACGGTTTGTAATAAATTAGCCATTTACTTTTCCTATTATGCTATTTCCTCACTGGGAGTACTATTCTCTTGCAAAGATGCTTGAATTTTCTTGGCTTGAGCAATTTGGGATGATGTACCTCTGAAGTAGTTTTCATACTGACCTAGACCTCTAAATGTAGCAGCTGCTATCGATTTACATTTATCTAAATCTATTTTTTCAATATCTGTTGCAACGAGTTCTGATCCATAATCTGTTATAGAGAAATTTAAATCATCATTACTTTGCAAATAAAAGATTCCTGATAATTTACCTTCAGCAGTAGTTACTAATGGATCATCGCCTCCGCCGTTAGAAGGACCACCCTGAGCAGATGGAAATGACGAGGAGCCAGTATACACATCACCAGGTTCTTTTAGTCGTGAATTTCTTCCAGCGGATGTAATATCGTTTTCAGTCTTATCGGTATTAACCCACTTATTCACCTGCTTACCATCAAAGAAAATCCAATGAGGTGTATTAGGGCGAAGCCCATTAAATTCAAAATAAATGAATTTAGGACGGAAAACCGGAACCCTATCGTATCCTAAAGTTAAATTATATTTTTTAGGAGGTGGTGGGTTATATGAATTTCCCCCGCTGCCAGAATAGCTGTATCCACCGCCTCCTCCACCGTTCCTGTTGGTGTTCTTCCCCGAGCCCTTGAGGTCGAAAATAATCGCGATTGCTACAATTGCTACAAAAACGCCAAACATATTATTTATCTCCCCCCATTTCATATCCATTTTCGGAATAATACTGGTCCTTCCGTAGCTGCAGAAGATCAATCTGAGAAGAGACAGCTTGTGGTTGAGACTCAATTACAGGCAGACCTGCTTCTAGTAGCGAGGTGTTAGAGGTAGACGCATAAGCTTTATCAACTTTTCTTCTCACGGTCCATTCATCCTTTTCTGGGTTTAGTCTTCCTGATCCAAAGAATGTCCCGGTGTCGAACTGGTTAACATTCTCGTATTGAGTTGGCTTGCTCTGAGATATATATACCTCTTCTGTATAGGTAGGCCAGATAGTACCGCCTTTCCTTACAACGCCATTCGAATTAGTCTCATCATAGAATAGACCGGATTTCCTCCAATAAATTTTAGGTGATAGGAATCCGCCTTTTATATCTGCTCTATAATCTATATCATTAATATTACTTTGTCTAGTGTCGTTAAATCCATCACCCACCAAACCATTAATCTCTCTAATAGCTCCGTTATCATCTGAAACTGATAGATTCATTAGATCTAATTCTGCAAGAGCTAGGGTAGAAAATCTCTCAGTAGCGGCTAATCTTGTATCCATAGCTCTAAGATCTTCCATCTTAAATCCACGGTTATCAGTAACCTTAATCCCTAAATCATTTTTATTTAAGACATACGGATTTAGGGATATTGTATTTAGCAACATATGATTGTCAGAGATATTATCAGGAGGATATGGAATTACCCCGGAGTTACCAGTATGATGTACAATCGTGCCCTCAGGAGACATAGTCAAGACGTCAGTTCTAGGCAGCCAATATCTTGCATAGCTAACTGTCATCTTGTCAGTATTTTGTGGGATTGCTTCTGTTCTTGTCCAGTTATTATTCACATCCTTTGTGGATCTTAGATCAATATAATCGCTTAGCTTAATCTGAGTCCCAGCCTGTGTGGTATAGTATGGAATATCACCCCAGTCAAATCCCGGGTTACCTGTATAAGATGCTGGACCAAAATATCCTACTGCATAAGAAGGGGTTGGGATACTATGTTCAAAGTAACGATACTGAACCCAGAATGTTCCTGATGGTTCTGCTGTACCTGATTTTAGTCTTAGTTTACCAGGACCATAGTAGTTATCTCTTTGACCATTATCAAAGATAAATTTATATGTAATATCAGCGTTGGTAGTATCATCATAAACTTTATTAAATCTATAAATGTCTGACTTAGCTAGACTTACTTCGCCATTAGTTAGGGATAGGTTTGAATCCTCATACCAGTTACCTGAAGCAACAGTCGGTGTAATTGTTTTAGTCTTTAACTGAGCAGTTTCACTAGTATACAATAGTGCATGAACTGGTTTATTTTCCGGTAGACCTGTAAAGGTAACACTTGTATTACCTACGCCTCCCGAAGAAATAGTTGGATTAGTGTATAGCTGTCCACCACTATCATAAGCAATGATCCAATCCTCATACTTTTGTAATGTGCCATCACTTAAACCAGTTAGGTTAAATGTGACGGATCCGGCAACTACGGTCCCAGTATCCACTCTAGCTACATCTGTAGTGAATGCCTGAATATCCTGAACCCTAGCTCCTGATAGGCCAAATAATAACGTGTTATCATCTCTATCAATAATGTCGAAGTCGCCGTTGAAATCACTAAGGATTGCAAAGTTACCTGAATCAACACCGATACTTCTAACAGCCTTAATACTTGCTGGTGTGCCATTCATTTGACCGTCAGAATCTAGATTTAGATCGAATACGTGGATTCTATAGAAGTCACCAACTTTGTCTACGTTTCTAACTCTTGCCGTACCATATGAATGTGTTGTATTAAAATCAAATGCTGAAGATGTATTAGGATATAGATTTACTGTTCCTAGTGTATCCACTAGATCCACCATACCTAATGTATCAGCTGAAGCAGCAAGGAAGTAGTTACCGTACTTGGCATTTACTGATTCATTACTTTTTGTCAGAACATCTTCATATGTACCTGTAAATTCCAGGCTTCTAGGCTTAGCCACCCTAATAAAGCTGGGGGAATTTCTAGTAATTCTTCTACCATTTACGAACGCAGTGCCCGGTTCGATCTCGAATGAGAGATACTTATCATCAGCACTATCTTCATTGATAGTTAGTCCTAGACTTCCGCCGGCTTGTTGCTCAATAAAGTCGCCAGAAATACTTCTGGTTCTTTCATTAATAATCCCGCCAAGCTCTGCTAGGATTTTATTCGAATCATTAGTTAATTCTGCAACGCCATTAATGATATCATAAAGCTCGTAGAAAGTTTCTCCGGCTGCAACATCATCTTCAGTGGTCAGGATCATAGTGATTTTTAGACGATCGGCACCGGGTGATGTAAGGTTAGGCGTAGCACCGGAGTTATCATATAGCGCAATATTATCAGAAGAAGTTATGATCTCTTGCTTCAGTTTAAATCCAACCTTAACAGTTGGGGTAGCGGTATATTTGCCGATAACAATAGATTGTGCTTCTACGAATAGTAGGTGCCCACCGGCATACGTATTAAATGTGGGTACCTCTACCAGAGCTGATGATCCAATAGATCCCGCGTCTGATTTAATAGTAAGAGTACTATTTCCTAAAACAGTATCAAGGGTATCACCTAAGGCAAATGAAGCAGTCACTGAAGTATCCACATTCGGATCTGATCCACCAGTCTTACCTCTAGTCATTCTTACAATGATAACGTTATTGGCATCACCATCATCAGTATTAGCAGGAATAACCTTTTTCACCTCAGCATAAAGGTCACCGTTATCAATTTCAGTACCGATTAGTTCAGAGTAGTTTGTAGGTAAGCTGTCTACGATTAAATATGTAAATGCCTGAGATTCGGATCCTGCTGCGATGTTTGTACCCGCATTAAAGATTGAGCCTTCAGTAACAATGAACTTAGCAAGTCTCTCTAATTCTTTCTGGATAATAGTCTGGGACTGTGTAAGCTCTCTGGCTTGCAAAGCTCTACCATTATTGAAAAGGATACGGTGGTAATGATCGCTATCTCTATAATCATCGTTATATTCAGATAAGAATGTAGTGTTATTTAAATTCGTTGCCATTTTCTATCCTTAGAGCTTTACAATAACTTTTAGGTCTTCCGAGCCTGCAGTGTTTCGAATAGTAGCCGAAATATTACTGATGTATAATACATCGCCAGAGAAAATATCTACCTCAGGATCTTCAATTGTATCGATAGTAAGTGTTCCTACACCAGTTTGAACGGGATCTAGTGAAAGTGTATCTGCCACTTGAAAATCTTTAAATCCGGTTTCTTCAGTCTGGTGAATCCAAATATCCGAATCCGCTGCATAATCTATATATGCTGTTGCTGTACTAGTACTTCCCGTAGCCGTTGTAGTGTCCTCGTAAGTAATAGGTGTTGCCGGTGTACTTACTAGTTTTAACTTACTAACTGTTGTTGCGGACGTCCCGGTAAATTGACTAGAGCTTCCATATTGAAGTGGGTTTTTCCATATACCAACTTGACGATAGTCATTACCAGTTTGGAACTTCCCACCATTAGCTTCTTCATCTGCTTCTTGAAGCTTAACATTAAACATAAGAGCAGTGGATCTTAGGTCGTCTCTGGGATCAGCACCTAGTCCTGCTCTTGGTCCGAATACTGGCACTACTTTACCACCAGATCCGCCGGATATAGAAACGTCTGCCTGTGAATATCCGCTCCCCATATATAAGCTTAAATCACCAAACCCAGTTGTACCAGCTCTTGCACTGTCCCCGATCTCAACAGCAGCAATACCACCAGATCCATCTGGGATTACGTGTCCAGTCGCGCCCGATCCATTACCGGTGATTGTAACAGTATCTGATGTACTATATCCGGATCCAGCAGTTATAACTCTATATCCTACAATTTGTCCAGGTACTGCTGCGTTCTGGATAGTGTATTGACCGAAGTATGGGTCTGTAGCGTCTGCAGAGTCTACGTATTTAACTGGCATAAAGTTTGATGTTAGGAAGCTGTTACCATCAGCTGTTGAAATTGTATAAAGATATTTCCAAATATATCCATCATTTAGCTCAGCTATGAGTGTGGTATCAGTATGGTCTGGCTTATCAACTGACGATCTAGCTGCGCCATTACCTTCTTTACCTTGTCGAATACAAACATATACGTTGTTATCCTCTGTTCTAACATAATAATTAGCGGATTGACCTGTAGAGGCATCACTGTAAGCTGCATATACTGAACCGCTGGACCAGTCTTTTGTTTCTTCTAATGGTACAACATATGAGAAAGCCTGAACAGCTTTAATAGACTGCATATTGTATCTAAACAGTTTCTCTTCTCTATCATGAGGAAACGGAACGTCCGGATTCTGTTCATCATCCCATTCTTGAGAACGACCAATAGCAACATAGAAATAATTATCAGAGTCGCCAAGTTTTTCTCCAGTGAGTTCATCAAACACCTGCTGGACCAGTTGTTTCTTTAATTTATCTGTAATCTTTGCTACCATTGTTTAAGTCCTATGGATTAATTGCATAACCGTGGCCGCCAGTCACAAACCAGCTAGAGTTGTGCCATACTAGAGTTACTGTTTCATATTGCCCCAAAGTAATATCTGATCCCTGGTTAAATGATGTAGGATCTACTGTTGCATTAGAAGCGTTAATGTTAGTGAATATTTTTACTTCGCCATTTAATGTACCGTTTGGAACCGTTACGGTCAATGAGCTACCATTTAAAACGATGTTACCATATTGGCTAATATTTGCGGTATTATTTGTAGTTAGGTTAGCCGGTGTTCCGTAAGCAACCTTATTTGATTTAGTCGAACCCGTACCCTTTGCATCTACATACAGGTGAATGTTTGTATCGCTTGATCCTACCGCAGATACAACGGGTGGAGATCCAGAGGTAGCATTATCGACCTTAATTCTATTTGTGGTACTAGCTTGACTATTGAAAGAGATTACTGGAAGACCCGATGAATCACCCAACCACTGTTCTACCTTTGGACGTACCAATGATTTATTCGATAGTGTTTGAGTGTCTGTAGTACCGATAACTGCTCCGGTCGGAATAGCTTTCTGTGAAGCCGAACCGTCAATATTACCTGATCCGTTAGATAGTACAAAGCTAGAAGCAGCAATACCAGAAATCGTATTACTATCTACACTGAGCGTTTTATTCGTAACAGTTTGTGTAGCTGTGGTAACTAGGACAGTCCCGTCTGAATCCGGAAAGTCGATATCGATCTCTGATGCAGGATCAACTGCACCGATCTTGGTATTAAAGCTAGTACCAATAATGTCTAATCCACTGTCTGTCAATCTTGTAGTACCGGCAACATTTCCGCCCAAAAGACCATATAACTCTATGAAGTTGTTATTGATCTTTGTACCAGCGCGTCGTAGGCTATCGCCTGTTCCATCGTTAGCGCTTGTGCCAGTGTTAATATTTTCTCTTGCCATATCTAGCTCTCTTTTAACTTAAAAGTATTTATATATGTTAAAACGGGTAATTCGAAGAATCAGCAGAGTTTGCTGAATCAAATAGTGTACTGTAGACGTGTTGGTCGAATGTTGATACACCAATACCACCAGAATCGTCTTGTGAGAAGACCACGCCATCCGCAGAAGCAAGTGTACCAGTGTCTGAATCGTCCATTGTAATTGAGTTCGGGGATAGAACCTCTTCAATAGTATAACCGGCATCAATCGAATCGATAGTAAGATTTTGAACTCCGATAAATGTTTGATCGGCTCTCTGACGTTGCATACCGATAATGTCGTCTCCTCTATTTATTAGAGTTATATCTGTAAATGCTTCAAATGCGATATCACCTTCGAATGTAGCAGATAGAAGCGTTTCTAGCTCATCGCCTTTTTCATCTTGGATGTAATCGATAGCACCATTGTTATCTAGCAAAGGATTGTGAGGTATACTATTATGATCAACGTTAACCATTTCAAGTAGGATCTCACCTGCAATGTAAACCCCTGCAGGGTGCACAAATAATTTATATACGTCTCTCCATTGCTCAAACGGAATGCTGGATCTAACCAGAAGGGACATTACTTGGTATAGCTTATCATCAGTAATATACTTTCTAGATTCAGGACCGATCCTAGAAGCCTCAGATTTAATTTGTTGTCCACCTGAGTTAATACTGTCAAGGTCATAATCTATCTCTGGGCCAACCTTAAAGATCTGCTCCTTCGGATATGTAATTGTTGGGTCAATGCCAAAGAACCCTCGGAAGAACTGCTGAATGCTATACTTAGTACCCTTTGATCTATATAGTAGGTTACTAAATTTAACAGCTTCTCTTTTATTTTGGAATCCGCCAAAGTATGATTGACCTAATAGCAATTCATCTTCTAGAAATTCTAGTAACCTATCAGGAACCTGTGTAGCATCTCTGTTTCTATAGAGCTGGTGGATCATGCCACCAAAGTTATCTGCAGAATCTAGCCACTCATAGTATGCATCAAATAGTTGAACTATATTTGGATACTCTGATCGGATATGCTGCGGCAGGGCTTTTTCTATCTCCGATCTTTGGAGATTCAGCAGCGTCCTATTATTATCCTGTAAGGTCTTATCTTTATGTACTGACATTAGTTAAGCGCATCCGTGTAAACAATAGTAAATTGGGATCTGGATAGATCAAGCTCTAACGCTTCGTTTCTAGTTGGGGTGATAGCACTCTGGTTACCGGGAACTGCAGAGATTTTAATGTAATCCAAACCACCAGTAATAGCTGATGGGTTAAAATAATTAATTGTAACAGTACCATTAGAAGAATTAAAGTTACCAATGCTAGAGTTAACGATAGTTGTACCATCTGACGATACGACCTGAAGATTATTCGAACTTAATTCGTTTCTAATAATACAATTTACGCCATTGTATACAAATTCGTTACTAGTAATAATATATGTGTCATCGTCTGTTGTAGCAATAGGAACAGGGAATAGCAGCTGCTGAGACACGTTACTCGCAACATCTTGGAGTTTCCCAAGATTATATGTTGTAGTATTAGTTGTAATACCCTGGTTTGCCATATAGTTTACAGCATCATTATATCTTCCTGCAACTACTAAGTCCACTATTAAGGAAAGAGTTTCATTTGCAACAGATGATGGATTAGACAATAGTGATTTTACAACAGAAAGGATTGTTGGGGCTGTAGGAGTAAACCTTTGCTGCATACGAATATCTGCACGGGATGATAGAATCGCTGGGCTTATCTCATCCACTTCAGTTAGCATAGGCGAACGTCTAAATGCCTGTTTAAATTTACCTGTAGTTGATTCGAAGTATGACTCTACCGTGTTTCTTACCGATGCTTGGGTAGATGCAGGTGTTAGGTCTGTTAGGTTTCTATTAAATTGGAAATAAACATCTGTTTCAATATATGTGGTAATAGGATCAACAAACCTTAGATTAAAGGATACAATGGAAAGCTGGTTAGCCAAATCCTGAATAGATTGTTCAGTATTAGTTATAGTGTCCTCGGATACGTCTTCGTTAAATTTAATCGAAGTATATACTGCGCCATACTCAGGTTTCAAAGCATCTTCACCACCCCATGATACAATATCATCGATTAGAGTAGAATAGTTACGTAGGATCAATGATGTATAATCCTCTGCAGTAACCATTCTGTTCTGAGTTGCATATTGGAATGGAGCATTTTTCCGGATAGATTCAACGGTCTCCTTAGCCTTACCACCTGCAGAAGTTTGTAATACAATTGGTCGTAATGTTTCTGTCTGGGGCTGATCCGTTGTATTCAGATTAATTTGGATATTACTAAATGATACCGCACCATTTGCTGCATCACCCTTTGTGGATAGATATTCTACCTCGATCCTACTACCGGACGCAGGAGCAATACCAAATGTTGAACCGTCACCAAATGAAAGTTCAAAGTCACCGTTTGGCGCTTCCTTTAAGATATAGACAGTAGAGGCTGAAGAGATACTTGAAACGTTTAGGATGTTTTGATAATCGACAAAGTCCGTACCGCTTGCAGCATCATAAACTTTTACTGAAACCGTATCAGCGTCAAGTGTAGAATCAGGAATGATATACACTGGGTTATCAACGTATTGGCCAACCACAAATGTCTTTGTTCTTAAGGTCCCTTCGTATATCGGAATAGATGTGGATCCACTTGCTGTCTTAAACTCATAGAATCCGCTGCCGTTATCAGTTGCATAGTATGGTTCGATAGTTCTGAATGTATAGGATATATCATCAACAGTTGTGTTAAAGCCTGTGTATGCCGGTAGTTGAACTGTAGCTTGTCTAGGTTGCAGAGCCGATGGAACAGTTACGGTAAGCTTTAGAGTAGCTCTGGAAGCTGTATCCGTATCGGGGATATAACCAACACCTTCAGCCAGAGACACCATAGAGCTTCTAAGCTGTGCAGTTGGGAGGTAAGATTCATTTAGTGCAAAGTTAGCAATAAGACCATTCATATGGGTGTTATGTGCAAGAACGTCTAGGATGTTGGATAGCCCAGAAGCTTCGAAGTTATAATCGGCAAACTCTTCCTTACTCTGTAAGTAGGTCTTCAGATTATTCTTTATGTTATTAAAGTCTAATGCGGTTGATCTAATTGTAGTTGCCATATTATCTTAGCCTTGATACTGATGTTGTAAGCGTTACGGTCTCTTGGGAGTTTATGACTTGATATTCTATAGTAACACTTAAACTGTTATAATCTTCTTCTGCCTTAACGTCTATATTTCTAACTATTGCTCTCGGTTCATAGATCTCGATTTGATGCGTAATATCATCAACCAATTCTTCTTCTATATCCGGGTCATCGATGAGCTCAAATAGCTTTGATGTAATGTCTCCACCAAAAAAAGGTTGGAACGGTTTTTCGAAATGGTTAGTTAGGATTAGATTCCTAAGAGCCTGATCTACAGCCGCAGCATCTCTTTTGACATAAAGTTCACCATTTGGTTTAGGTGTGAACGAAATATCAATATCCCGGAATATCTTGTTTCTACTAGTCACAAGAGTACTAGTATTCAGATTCCCGTCCTGCTTAGATAAGACTTTTGTTACTGCCATTTTTATACTCGTTTTCTATCTATTTATGCACCCTTGGCAGGAGTACTTAATTCAACAATCTCATTTTGGGAGAAATTAAAGTTGTTAAAGGTTGTGGACAGCTTCCGATTGAATATAGCAAAATAGTTTTTATCTATCTCTGGAAGTGTTACTATTAATCTACTGGTTAAGGACCCATCTGGTGCCATGGTATCATAAGCTACAGTTAATTCCTCAAAGTAGAAGCTATCCTTAATCTTAAGAGCAAGGTCATATGTCTTAGCATTATCGACCTTACCATATGCATTCACAACCTTATAGACTATGCTTTTACCAGTCTTCTTGTAATCGTTAACGCTCTTAGGAGTAACCTTTTCATTAGGACCAGGAGAATATATACCCTCGGATACTATAATACTTACGTCTGGTATAAGGTCTATCGCATTTACTCTAGATATTAACATTGAATGAACGTATAGATTCGGGAATATTACCTCACGCTCTTCCTTAGTTAATGTCTTGAATTTTCTAGATCCTGTTGGCGCAAAGAATGCTGATATCGGTGTTCCATTAAACTTGTGGGATATCTTAATCCGATTAACATCTCCCCAAGGCGAATCCAATCCTACAAATATTCTGTGTTCGGGATTCTTTTTCAACAAGATTGACGTCTTCTTTACATCGGCAGAGGTTATTCTTCTAGCAGAAAAGATAGGATCGGGTTTCTTATTGAATGATCTACCTGTTGGTGACTTAGGTTTTGCGTCATTATAATTAGGACCAATCACACCCTCTTTCAATAGGGTAGTCACAAACTTTTCGTTATTCTTATTCGCATCGTCCCTTAGTTTGGATCTAGCTAATTCGGGTGTTACGGTAAAACGATCTGCCATTAGAATATCCCATCATAGTCTGCGGTTCTATCGATGTAGTTTTTAATACCGTCTTTATGGTCAATTGTCACTGCTTTTATACCGCCTGCAGATTTGGTTAAGAATGTTTCGGTTGTAGCTGCGGTTGGCTTTTTGATTGTAGGGGTAGCTGTATTTGTATTTGTCCAACCCTCGGCAGGAACCGCCGCGCCAAGGGGTGCAGCCCCTGCGGTGGTGGCATAGTTTGCGGCGTCCGCTGAAATTGCTTCATCTGCTCTACCGGTTAAATCGCCATGGAATGTAGGAGCAGTAACACCTTCTTCAAACACCGCACCCTTTGCACTAATCAACATACCTGTTCCGCCAATAGTTCCAGCACCGCCTTGTACGGTCATATTATTAGCG